TTTTTTGCATGATTCAACATACATTGATATACCTCATTTTCATTATATGTATTCACGATTTTTTCTTTATTTCTCATGTGAAACCAAATAAAAACCGTACGCTTTTAGTACGGTTTTTATCTTTTTAAATCTCTGTTTTCTATTCTGTTATGTTTATATCTAATACTCTATATTTACTTAAATCTTTTGTACATTCCATTTTAACTGTAAAGTTATTTCTTATTTTAGCACCGAAACTATTTTCTGCATCTACATAACCAGTTACATTATATATAACCATATCTTTGTTTTCGCTTTTCGCTTCTTGAATTTTATATTCTCCAAAATTCCAAGGGAACTTTGCTGTGCTTGGAGCTTTTAAACTCTTTTTAACAGCTTCTTGTGAGGTTGTTATTAAAATAGATTTTTTTTCTTCTTCTTTAGCTTTCTTATTAGCTTCTTCTTTAGCTTTCTTTTCTTTTTCTGCTTTAGCCTTTTTTTCTGCGGTTTGTTTAGCATCTTCTTTTTTTTGTTCTTGTTGTGTAGACGTGTTTTGTGCTTTTTTCTTATCTCCTGTGCCTTGTCCTAAACCTGCCAAAATGATAATTGCTAATACCCAAACCCACCACTTTTTATAAAACGGTTTTTTATTTTTCTTGCTATTTTCCATAATTTTCCCCCTTAATTTTACTATAACATATAATATATTCCATTATTAATTATATAATACATTCATATAAAATTCAAACTTTGTCCATATTGTTACAATCAATTTAAAAGAGATAGCCTTATTTAAAAAGCTATCTCCTTTGTTTTTATTTTAATTCTGCTAGTTTAATTATTTTATTGGTGTTTGGTGTTCGTAAATAAATAAATTTTTCTTCTTCGTGAACATTATATATAGATATCCACAACGGTCTATTCTTGTCTAGGCAATACATATATTCTCCATTCTCTGGGCAATTATCGTCCGCAGGTTCAATCGCTTTAGCAACTCCAACGAACCTTGTACAAGCTCCGATTAACAGCCCTGCTATTAAGAATCTTATTTCCTTTCGCATTTTAAATTTCCTTCCCTTTCTTTTAATAGATTCCTAAGTTCTTCGATATCCTCTAATGTTGCAAAGTTTTTTATAAAGCTTCTTGCGTGTGACCTTTTATTTAAGTATTTGGCATGTTCTTTATTTTTACCATACCATTTTTTATTGGCTTCTGTTTGGTTATTTTTTGTCATTAAAATCATCCTTTTCAATTAACATACTTTTATTATACTATGCATAGTATAATAAGGCAATACCTTTTTATGAAATATTTGTAATAATTTTTCCCAATAAAAAAAGAGGTACTCCCATAAAAGAGAGTACCTTTAAATTACTTAATATAATCTAAAACAGCTTTTAAAGTATCATATCTATCATTTCCAGATATTATTTTTGAAGGTTTAATACCTTTGTAATTTGAAGCATTACCACCTACAGCTATAATTGTTTCCACACAACTATAATCAAAATTCCTTCCATAAAGTAAAGTTGGGCAACCTAATTTATCAGCTACATATTCCGCCCCTCTTTGGTCTAAAGGATAATAATATACTACTAATGTTTTCACTTTCTTTTCCTCCTTATTATTTGGCTTTATACCTAATTTTTTATTATATTCTTGTTGTAATTTATTCCATGTATTAGCTCCTACAATTCCATCTACAGCAAGGTTGCAATCCTTCTGGAAAGCTTTTATAGCTGTAATAGTTCCATTACCTATAACTCCATCTATACCACTGTTACCTATAGGATAGCCTATTGTAGCAAGCATTTTTTGTATTTTCATTTCTTTAGTTTCTTGAATAGTATTTTTAGAGCCTATAAATATTCCATCTGTAAAGTTGTTCATATCTACACGAGTGCTTATGCCGTTTATTCGACCATCTTCCGTATATTGATGTCCTACTACTGAAAAACCCGTCTGCATAGGTGTATTAACTCCGTAGTGAGCAATCCAGCCTTTATATTGTTTTACTCTGCTATCTAAATTATCACGTCCAAAGTATCCTCCGGTATATATTAAACAGTTATAGCCACTTAAAGCCTTGAATTTAGTTAAGAATTCTACACACCTATCTGATATTTGTTTTTGGTTTCTCCCTTGATTGTTAGTTTCTATATCTAATGTAGGAATAATATTAAATTGTTTACCTTTTATAGCGTTCCAGAAGTCCACCGCTTGTTGTGATGGGTCTGTTTTCTCACTCATAAAATGATAGAAACCTATATTCATTCCTACTGCTTTTGCTCCATTGTAGTGTTGGTTTAAATAAGGGTCTACATAGTCAACCCCTTCTGTGGCTTTAATTATTGCTATGTTACAACCACTAGCTTTTACAGCACTAAAATTAATTGTGCCATTATGCATTGATATATCTATACCCTTAGCCATCTTATAACCTCCTTAAAATTAAAAAAACAGGTTTAAGCCTGTTCCCTTTTTTGTGTAGTTTGTTTTACTAATTGGTTTCCATATACAGCAACACCAACACATAAAATACCTTGGATTACTGCATTTATATTTAGCCCCATTAAGAGTATTGCTCCCACTATACTGCAAATTGTTAATATCCATGGGATAACCCAATCTTGTATTTTTTTATTACTTTTTAACATCAGCCCTAAAACGTAAAGAACAGGTATTAAAATAAATGCCTGCTCTTTTATGTAATCTAATAAATTTATATCCATAGTTTACCTCCTTAAAATAAGCAAAATAAAAAGACTACATATTAATAGTCATTATTTTACCTTTATAAATTATTCTATTGTGTCGCTTTATTTATCTATTGTGTCTTAAACTTCCGGTGTATTTTGTAGTATATAATCCTCTATAGCTTTTCTATAATCTGTATTTGTTACATCATCTAAAACATAAGTTTTTTTCTGTTTTTGGATTTAACCCTTTATTTGTTATTCTCTCTGCACATATTCTTACTATTACCATATTAACTTCCATTATAAAATCCCTCCTATATTATTGTCTGCTTGAAGCATTAATTGATTTTCTAACTCTTTATTTTCTTTTTTTAATTTTTCTATTGTTTCATCTTGTATCTCCTCTTCGTGTTCGGGAACATCTTCATATTCATAAAATATTTTTTGTGTTTTAGGATTCCAATACCTTATTGGATATTTCCCATCTATTCGCACTGGTTCGGGAATTTCGGTTATAAATACACATCCTGCAGCTTCTAATTCTTCCTTTGTTTTATGAAGACCATATTCGGGATCAAATGGCATAAAGTGTATAGATATAACTTTATATTTTTCGTCAGTAATCTTAATCATATAGTCTATTAACATTAAATCTTCACCACCTTTCAATTAACGTACATATACGTACATTATAGAATTTGTAACGTATAACAATGTTTTAGTATCTCTTGTAGTGAAATGCCAACTGTAATCGTAAGTTTTATCAACTTCTGATAATATTCTACTTTTCAATTTATTATTCTTTAATTTATATTCAAAACCAAATCCATACTGTTGAGTTAATAGTCCACTACCATTTAATATTGGTAAGCTATCTACAAGTCCCATATTACCAGGTGAAGAAAAATCATAATATCCATTAGCCTTATTTATCTCGTTAAAATCTAAATCATATATTTTATTATCTCCTGCAACATATATATTGTTAGAAAATGGGTTTAAAATCATTATTGAAGTGAGAACTTTCGGTATGAAAGCTTTAACGTTGGTATTTGTTTTATAATCGTATTTTATAATTTTGTTATCTTTATTACTAGAATAAATATAACCATTGTAAAAAAAGCTACCCCGTTCCACTATAGGGCCATCACTAATTGCTGTATATTTTTGCTTTATTATATTTAAATTTTGGTCAAATATTGTGATGAATATCATATTACTCCATCTAAAAATAACAGCAATCTCACCCGTAATAGGGTCTTCCAATACACGTTGTAGATTGTAGTTGTATATATCCCCCAATGATATTTGTTTAAGTATTCTTGTACCATCTTTGGTAAATACATACAAATATCCATTCTTAATAGATTCGTAGTCGTAAATAAGTGCGAAAAGATACTTCTTTGAAAATCGTGGTCTACTATAAAGACGTAAATTACTCAATGAATTAACCTGTGTATAATCAGTATCTGTCAAAACATTTATCTTCTTTAATAAAGTTTTTCTTCCATCATAATCTAATGTAAAAGTTAGATTTATATTATCGTCAAAATCCCCATCATTTGAAAAATAACCACGATCTGGTATCGAAATACTTCTTAATAATTTAAACTCTTTAAATTCATCAACGCCACCTATACCTATGCCATGATCCTTCAAAACATTTGTTATATCCATTAACTCACCACCTTGGAAACAATATTACTATCTTCATCATAAGTCATAGTCCATTTTATAGTACTGATAACACTTCCACTTTTATAAAATTGCCAAGTATCATATTTATAGTTACCATTTGAATCTGGACTACTTAATGTAGATTTCATATACAATTGATTAGATTTATCTTTATATTCCACAACTGTATATATGCCATTACTGTCTTTATTACTAGCATAAGAATTATAATTAGTAATTTTCTTTTCTATCTCTTCTATAGAAGTATTTATCTGCTCTTTATTTTCACTTTGTTGCTTCACAATATCAGCCAATTGTGTATTTGCAGATTCTAAGTGTGAATCTATTTTATCCCAATTGTTATTTAAAGCTTGTGTTATATTAAAATTTGTTGCATCAAAATTATCTGTTTCTTTATCGTATTTGAATAACTTTAAATGTTCTGTTTCTTTGCTCATTTAACCCCTCCTAACTAAAATGCAAAATTACTTAATGTAGTATTTTCTAATGTTGTCAAAGTCATGGCTTCTACATCTTTAAGAAGCAAATAAGCAAATAAATAATCTACAGCCAAATGCGAAGGCTTAGATAAATCTATTTGCTTTTTTAGGCTGTCCAAATCTGTAGGTATTCCATATTCTCCTACAAATTTTAGAACTATTTTGCCATCTATAAAAGATACTTTTACATTACCATTCTTCCAACTATTACATATAGCTTGTAATAAATTTAAATCTGCTTTACCTTCACTTTTCCACCTAGCTGCTATGATAGAATTTTTTTCATCCTGTTTTAAACTAGGGTCTAACTTAATTCCCATCTCACTAGCCAATAAATCAGCTCCCCATGTCATTGTAGAGAATTTAAATTGCTTTTTGATATCTTCTAAAACATCTTCTATAGTATCCATTTCCAATCCACTAGATTTACAAAGTTCTATAATGTAAGGGTCTTTTCTAACACGTTTATGTAAGTTGTTTATTAATTGTTGTGTTGTAGCCAGTTTTACCACCTTCTTTAGATTGACTTTGAATAGATAGACCGCCAATAATAGCACCTAACAGTAATGCTGTAATTATGCTTATTACTATTTGTTTTGTTGTTAACCTATTTTCAGTATTTTTAGAAGTATCTGTGTCTAGTCGATTAACTTTACTAGTTAGTTCTTTTACATCTTCTTTAGTCTCTTTTACATTGTCTGTTAAAGTTTCTAATATAGTAGTTAATCTAGTAGTAACATTGTTGTTTTCTTCTGTTAAAGTATTGTTTTTATCTAACATCTTTGAAAAGTTATCTAAATTTACTTTTATCTCTTTCACATCTTCGGTCAAATGATCTACCCTATCTAAATATTTAATATAATCTCTATCCGTTTTACTCACATAGTTTTTTTCTATAGTTTGTATTTTGTCTTTTATATATTCTATCTCTCTTAAATTATCCATACCTCACCTCACACTAATGTCACTGTACCCATAATTGCGACTTCCTCCTCGCCTACAATCACGTTTTCGCTTAGGCTTCCGTTTACTTTTACATTAGTTGCATCTAATACACCGTCCGCACTAAGTATTAAGGAAATTATTTTAGCATGACTTACATAATTTATAGTTGTAGAAAAAGCAATTTCTTTTAAGTATTCTGTTATCTTAGTAGAAATATTTGCTTTTATTTCATCATCCGAATAGCCATTAGCCTTGGTTATAGAACATTCTATATCTATGTTTTTAGCTGTAGCACTTACAACGGTGCAATAATTACCTATAGCCGAACTTCCTGCACCAGTTCCCCATAGGCTCCATGTATTTGTATTAGAATCAAAAGTACCTTTAGGGTCTATATACTCTTGTACCGTATTAACTAAATCCTCACTGGCTGGTTGCATATTGGTATCTATAATTATAACTTTTACTGTTAAATCTCCGTTCCAAAGTGGTATTACTTTAGCATTGCCTACCCCTGTTACACTTTTTGCCCAATATATAAAATGTGCTTGGTTATTAGATGTAATAGGATTCTTTAAAGATTCGTAGTATCGTTGTTTTAAAGCTTCGTCTGTTTCTTCTTCGAACCCGTCGTAACTGGGTTCGTTATTTGTTACTGCTGTAAAGCCTTGTATAGTGATTGGAAACTCTACAATAGAATTAGCCCCGACCATACCTACGTTCCCTGCTTGGGTACACTCTGCTAATATTATGCCTGTTTCTGCTATTTGTTTTGTTTCTAAACTTTGGAATTCTATATTATTGGGTGTACTAAACAAATCGCCTTTATTAATAGTTCCTGTCCCTGTTAGAGTTAAAATTACTTTTGCTCTTGTTGCTACTTTCCTAACTATACCTTTGTTGTCGTAAACTCTAGCTGTCAAATCGTCCCCAGATAAGTCCTTAACCAATCTTAAATTAGCTATAGAATTAGCATATTGGTATAAAATCGCTAATTCTATAGCATTAGTTTTAGTTATATCGTAAGTAGGATAGCCTTGGCTTTTTTCATATACGTTAGATATATTGTTAAGCATATCTGTTATTAACTGCTGTTCTGTTTTTATTTCTATACTCAACCTTCCACCTCCTAAGCACTTATATTAATAACCTCATCATTTTTTAAAACAACATCAAATTGAACGTTTAATATTGTTTTCTCTTGTGTAGTTGCAAAATTTTCTATGTGGTCTATGTATCTATGCTTTTTTAAAGCTTCTTCAATTTCTCTTTGTAATTCTGAAAGAATAAAAGCATTTCTTTTCTTTCCTACTAAATCCTCTATATTGCAATAAAAGTCTGTACCTTTGTAAACATTGTATTTATCTTTATAAGTTAGCAATATCCAATGTATCCACTGCTCGAGCGCTTGTCGTTCTGTACACTCCACGGGTTTACCATTCTCAATAACATATCTATTATTTTTAAAATCAAATAAAAAAACCTTACCCAGTTTGGATAAAGTCTGTTCTTCTTCTATTTCTTCTACTTCTTCGATTATTATATCTTCTTCGGGGAGTAGTGCCATGTTCACACCTCCTATATCTTATCTATAATAAAAAAATGTTGGTTGCTTTCATCTGCAATAACCAACACTGTATCATTTAAATTTAATTTATTATCAAATTTAATTTCTATATTATATGTAATTCCATCTATTGTTATAGTTGAGTTTCCTTTTTTAGTTTTTAGGTTTTCACACAAGGTTGAATTTGTAGTGTCTATATAGCAATCATTATCTCCAATATTTATAATGTAATTAGGACTTTCTTTAACTACCTTGCCTATAGTAGAACCAATTCTATTTTTATTATTTCTTTCTTTTAGCCATTGTGCAAATTCTACGTCATAGTTCATTCAGATACCTCCTAACTAAAATCTATCGTTATTCCTATTTTATGTATATTATTGTTTAAAGTATGTTGTGTGCTTTTTATTCTATACCAACCATTTACACCGTATTTACCTAAGTTAACTCTAATTAATCTATTGCAATTTATATAAATTCCTTTTCCAGTATCTATTGTATTAAAAGTTAATTCTTTTTTAGTTTTATTCTTTTCCCTCAACTCATTTCTAGCTATATTATAAGCTTGACTTTTATTTTTATCTTCTACACTTATAATATCCGCAAGTTCTCCATAAGTTTTAATGTTCTTTGTATCTTTTATATCTGCCATAATTTTGCCATCATTATTCACTGCTATGATTCTATTTTGCATATCCTCCATACTTCTGCTAACACTATAATCTTTTTCTATTAACACAGTTGAATTAATTTTTAAATCTATTAATCTGTTTATATAAAGTGTTTTCCCTTGCATTTCCATTATGTAATTTGTGCCTATTTCTTTATAGCATTGTTCTAAAATATCCTTTATTATATCGCTTAGGGTTTCTTGATAATATAACTTATTTATTCTAGTACCTAACCATGTAATACTATTGTTAATACCAATCTTTTTACATACTTGTTGTAAAGCAGTTTTTGCATACACATTTCTAAATTGCATTACATATTTATTCTTATTTAAATAGAAAGCGTAGTCCATTGCAGTGTAGCTGTGAATATTTTCTTTATTTGTTTTGCTAACTACAATACCTTCAAAAATTATAATTTTATCTTTTTTTAGTATTATTTTGCTTCTTCCCTCTGCCAGATCTAATATAGAGTCAAAACTCAAAGACGTTGCTAGAGTACCTATATCGTTAGACCAACTTAGATTATTAGAGTACTTTATTATTTCTTTAGTTGTATATCCTTTTCCCACTATGTAGGAAACATATAGATACCACATTATTTGGGTTCCTCTCTATATTGTTTTAAATCTAATTTATAGGCTACATCTCCATTTGTTAGCTCATGCCAACTAATATTTTCCACGCTGACCATCCAATTTAATAATTCTTGTGGTAAAAAAGTATTTTTATTTCTATTTATAACAACCCGCAGAGGTTTTTCAGTATCCATAGCGATATTCCACATATTAATTAAAAGATACGGATTAATCTGGCTCTTAGCCCACCTGTATCTATTTGGATATGCTGGCAACCAACTTTCTAAATTAAAACTTATTAAACTTGTCTTCCCTAAAAAGTTATATTCTCCATTGTTAAAAGTTTCAAAGATTTCATTTTTTGCAGATTTTTGTAGTTCTGGCATCACTTCTGGCAAAATAGGAAGTTCATAGGTCTGCTTTCTGTCTAATGTACTAAAATATATGTTTGCCATGCCACACCTCCTAAATAAAAAAGGCATAGCTTAAAGCTACACCTTTACATATTTTGCATTGCTAATCTAACTTGCGATATTATATGTTGTCCTGCTTGGTCGAAAAATTCTTCGCTTCCAACATTTCCGGTAAAATATATGTTAAATGTAGGGCTTGAAGCACCGTTCATTAATTCCCTTGACTTATCTGCGGGTATTATTGTTTCTCCAGAAGAAAGCTTTCTTAACTCTCCACCTTCTTCATTTATTAATGCCATTCCCGCTGGAGAGTATTGTGTCCCTTTTGCAAATTGCGGAATTTCTGACACACTGCCTATGTTAACCCCTGGAACTTTATTGGCTTTTGATATAACTTTATTGACTCCACCTATAAAGCCATTCATCATGTTTATTCCACCATTGATAATACTCTTTATACCGTCCCATATACCTTGGAAAATTCCCATTACAGTATTTTTTATATTATTAAATATATTAGAACATATTCCAATTAAAGCGTTAAAGCCACTGCTTATTGTGCTAGCTATATTGCTAACAACACCGCTTATTGTACTTGTTATGTTGTTCCATATACTAGTTATAGTGCTCCAAATTGAGGACATAATTCCACTTACAGTTCCATAAATGGCACTCCATATACTAGATATAACGCCCCAAATTGCAGACATTACACCAGATACAACACCAGCAATAGTATTCCATACATTTACTATAGTGTTCCAAATAGCCATTGCTATTGTTGTTATAGTGGTCCATATAGCTGTCCATACTGTTGTTATGACATTCCATATAGCCATTAATATAGGCTGTATCACGCTCCATACATTAGTCCATGCTGTAACTATTGAATTAAATATCCATGCACCTACAAGTATTATTACAGCTAATATACCTTTAAACACTGCTTCTATAAACAATCCAATAGGTGTAAGTATTGTAACAATAACATTCCATATTGTTGTAAATACAGTAACTATAGTAGTCCATATGCTTGTAAGCACTGTAGAAATTGTAGTCCAGATAGCTGTAAAAATTGTTGTTATTGTTGTCCATATATTTGTAAATATATTAACTATTCCTGTCCATATATTTGTGGCTACTGTAGAAATCGTAGTCCAGATATTTGTAAAAACTGTTGTTATTGTTGTCCATATATTAGTGAACACAGTTGTTATCGTAGTCCATAAAGCTTGGGCGCCTTGCTTTATTTTATCCCAGTTTTTCCATAGTAATAAACCTACTGCAATAACTCCTGCTATGGCTAAACCTATCCACCCAAAAGCACTTATTTTTAATGCACCATCTACTATTGTAGCTACCCCTTTAAGTCCTGCTAAAGTTGTTTTAAGTATATTTATCGTTTTAATAGCACCATACAGTGAAGCAAACCCAATAGCTAGATTAGCTATTGCATCTTTATGTTCTACTATAAAAGTTATAACCTTGCTAATGACATCATAAACCTTTGTAAAAACTTCGCTTGCTTTATTAGCTATTGCATCCATAGTCCCATCGCTCTGCCATTGTTGCAAAGTGTCAGCTACTTGCTTTATTTTTCCTTTCAGTTTTTCCATTATAGAACCTTGTTTTATGGTTCCTTCATCTGTCAAGCCTACTATTTTAGCCAAACTATTTTTAACAATTCCTGTAACTGTACTCCACATACCTTTAGCTGTTTGTGCGAGCATTTCTGCTCCGCCTTTGTAACGCTCGTTCATTATGGCTAATAAAGCTTGATTAAACTTTTCTTGGTCTACAATTTGCCCTTTTTGGTTTATTACTTCTTGCCCTCTAAACATTTCGTTACTTTTTTTAGCTATATCCGATTTTTTGATCCCAAACTCTTTCAATCTTTCTAGTTCACCAGTTTGAGCATCTATAAAAGCTTCTACTGCTTGCATAAGGGGCTTATTGGTTGCCCCTGCCATATCTCCTATTATCCCTAGATTCTTTTGTGCGGAAAGTCCCATAGCTTCTAAACGAGCGCTTCCTTCTACAACTTCACCTGTTTCAAATGGGGTAGCGTTCGCCAATTCCACCGACCACTTCATAATTTTTGCGGCTTTCTTAGCATCTTTGGTCGCAGTCATGAGTTGAGTTCTAAACCCTTCCATGTTCATCCCTTCGCCAATACCAGTTTTTAAAGCCATACCGCCTAAGGCACCAGCTATAACTGCACCAGCTTTTATTGCTTTATCTCCAATCTTTTCAAAATGGTCTTTGGATTTTTGAGCAAAAGAAGCAACCTGTTGGGATGCTCTTTTTGCTTCTTTTGTTATGCCTTCTATGTTTTTATTTACTTTAAGTAATCCGCTACTCATTTGGTCTCGCAGGGATAAAACAACACCTATAGTCTTGGAAGCCATTCTTCTTACCTCCTTTCTTATTTATTTCTTACCAAATATAGCTTGCAGTTTTTGGTTATCATACTCTATTTGTTCCTCTATCTCAATTTTCATGCTGTTAATGAAAAACTCTTTTTCAAGTCCATCTAAATTAAGAAGGTAGTCAAGGCGCTGCCCTCTGCAAATAAAATAAGAGACCCAATACAGTTCTCCATATCGCGCCTTTTTACCACTACCTTCTTTTATTAGTTTTTTACTTTTTTACTTATCTCTTGATCTTCAAATTCTTCATTCACTTTTTGTGCTAAATTAATTGTGTCATCTATCCCAAATATTTTCACTGCAACATCATAAGGCTCTGCTGCTTCTACTGCTGTTATTAATTCTGGACTATGTAAAAATTCGCAAGTATTATATAGTAGTTCTTTACTTGCTTGCAACATATTACTATAATCTATTTTTGTTATATTTTCATCCTTACTCACATTTACGCTATTTGCTAAAACACTTTTAAACTCTAAAAGTTCCGCATCTGTAGGTCTTTTAAATGTTAGTAACCCAAAACCTTCTACTTCTATTTCTGCAACTTTCTTTCTTTTACTGTATTTATCGGTTGCCTTTTTAATAAAATCTTCCAATCCTATCTTTTTTGCTTTATTCATAAATTTTCCCCCTTAGATTAATTCTAAATATTCAAAACTAGAAGCTGTGAATGGTAGTTCTTCCTCCACCATTGCCCCAGCCTCCAACTTGGCAAGTTGGAGTTCTGTAAATGTAACATCCTCTAATTTTAACCTTTCTATTTTATTACCATTCTTTGTTGCAGTAGCAACGATTATACTTATATCTGGCATATCTAAAGTTCTAAAACCTTCTGCCAGTAATCTTTGTGCTCGTGAATCTGTTTTTTTGATTGTAATAGTACCTTCGATACTATTACCTGTAATTTTAGTATATTTGTTTGAATCTCCCACAAATCTTATATCTTCGGTCTCCAAGCTGCACTTGGCTTCTATGGAAGATAAATTCCCCCATAGTTCTGTATTAATCCAAACACGCCCTTCATTCCCGCTAATAACTTCATTCCCTTTATTAGTAGCCATAAAACCCCTCCTATTCCATTGTTATAACTAGTGTTAAATCAGTCATGCTTGTTAAGATTTTTATATTTGCGCCTAGAAATAATTTCCTTTTAAAAGTGTTATTTTTTACTGTGGAATCATCCCATTCTTTAGCTTCTACCTTTCCACTGCCTACCCATGCTTTTCTTTGCGCTTCTATATCTATAAAACTTTCATTATTATAAGAACTGTCTAATATATCCCTTGCAGCTAGATTACTAAAGTAAGTATTAACTGCGCTTACAAATAGCATCTGATTATCTAGCTTATTTTTAAATTTACCTATGTAATTATTTTTAAATGTTTTTCTTATATCATCTTTAATTAAATCTACTGTTTCAATTACTTCAATTAAAGAAAAATCCTCGTTTTTATCATCATTAAATGTAGTTAGAGAATTTATCCCTAATCCGATTTTTACGATATTTTCATCATTTATCAAAATTAAACTTCCCGCTTGAATCTCTTGATTTGGATTAGATGGTTCTAAAACTGATTTTAAGTTTTCCATAATCATATAAGTAGTTCCTGTGTCTGTTCCAGCGCCAGCTATGTACCCTAATAATGTAGGTAAAAATTCGTATCCGTCTCGTTCTCCTCTATCATTATCTTTAAAAGTTACTTTTTCATTTCCAAGTACCACAACGCCTTCATGATCCGGAGGTGTTGTAGGGTTAAATATTACAGCTTTGAAAGTCTTTTTATCTGTATCTCTTCTAGTCTTTATCCAACTAATCAAAGTGTCATAATCGGTTTTAGTATCGCTTACTAAACTTATCCATCCAGTTGAATAATAACCTTTGATTATCTCTAAAGCATCTGTAATACTTTCCTCTAAATCTACCCTTACCACAATAACCTTGTTAGGGTTTCCTAGTAAGGCATCTTTAATATGTTGCAAATTAATTGCTGTATATTTTATTTTGTCTAGTTCTAATTCAGCTAAGTTTTTATATTCTATTCTATTAAAAGTTTTATCTGTATCATCTTTTATTATTAGAATAGCATTGTCACCTTTTTGTAAAAAAGTTGTTGCACGTTGCTTAAAAATAACGTCAATACTTGGTAATGTATTAGCCATTTAAAAACCTCCCATTTCTAATTCTTCTAATTCCTCGCCAGTTTGTTCTTTCACACTCATTGCATAAAGTTCAGTCAATGTTGCTATTAGCAACCCTTCTTCACCTCTAGAATCAAATTCAATTTCATTAGTAGCTATGTGGTAGTCATCATCAATTTTGATGCTTCTTTCAAATATCAAGCTTAATAAATCTTGAATTTCTAGTAGTTCAATTTTGCTTTGCTCATGATTTTGGGCAAAATAAAAAAGCCTAACATCAAAATTCCTTTGATTGGCTTCTGCATTTAATAACCCTGTTCTATTTTCTGTAAAATCTACGTAAAAGCTAGGTCTTATAACCTTTTCTCTTACATCTGTAGACACAAAAGGTATATCTTTATAAGTTGTATCTTTTAAACCTTCTTTCACTTGTGTAACTATAGCTTTATTTATCTCTTTAAGTGTTACAATTGTAATCACCCCCTATATTTATTAATCAAATAGTGAATCAATAAAATCATCTATATCGGTATAATACTCTCCATTAAAAGCCTGTGCCGAATCCTCTATAAAATGAAAGCCAGGAATAAATTTTTCATCTCCATTCCTAGCTTTATGCATCCAACCATTATTTAATAAATGTGCATGAGGTGAACTGTTGTAGGCTCTTATAGCTAAATCTTTGCCTTTGTACTTATATAACTTACCAGCTTTAAAGCCTTTTTTTAAATTACCTGTTTCTTCTCCTATTCCTTTAGAAGCAAAAGTAGCTTTATTTTTTTTATTCAACTTTCTAGCTTCTTTTCTTAAAAAAGCTTTTGATTTTTTAGGGAAGTCTTTTTTAGCTGTATTTAATAGACCTTTACTGAACTTATCTAATTGTGTAGTATCAAATCCATTAGCCATATTACATCACCGGATAATTGTATTTTTCTAAGAGTACTTTTCTTATACCTTGCATTTTTTCAAAACATTCCGCTTTAACTTTATGTAATTGATCTATTAAATCATTTGCTTCTTCTAATTGTCGTTTAATTCCCTCATGTTCTTCTTTTAATTCATTATATTTTTGTACTAATTGTTCTTTTTCCCATTCTCTTAATTCAAAATCACCCATTTAGCACCTCTATTCATAAATTATTTTTGTCATAAACTCTATAAATTTATTTTCTTTAAAATCTCTTTGAAAATATTGTGCCTCGTACTTATTGTTTTCTTTATCTTTAAAGTACATATCCTTTTGTGGCTCTTTTATACTTAATTTTCTACATCTTATTTTATGTGTTACGGTAGAAAGTTCTATATCTGTATTTGGTATAGTGCTAACGCTTCCATTTATCGGTATAACTTTGCACCAAACATGTTTTATTTTGCCTGGTTCTCTTGTTGTTTCGTCTAATTCATTCGTTTTGTCAATCATCCCCCATAGCTCTAATAGGGTGTTATATTCCTTTGTCCCCATATCCCACCTCTGTTAAAAATTTTAAAAATACTTTTTGCTCATCCTTACTTTTATATGTTTTGTTAATTCTATTTTCAAACATTTTCGTATGAATTGAGGTTCATTTGCATTATTAAAGATTTAGCTATGTATTTATATTTTTCACTATCCTTTGTCATTAACTCTCTATTATCAAACATATCTTGTATAAGCATCATTGCTAACAGTTTGGCTTTTCTCTGGAATCTTTCTATTTGTATTTTATTATCAAAATTATCTATAGCATCTCGTATATATTCTTCCGCATTTTGTATGCATAGTTGGAGAAAATTATCCTCGTCATCATAATCAAGACGGAGAAACTCTTTTGTCTCCGCCAATGTTAAAATATCCATTAATTTTCACCTTTTTTCTTAACTTCTTCTACATAGGAAAAAGCAATTAACTTAGTAGCTAATTGCTTTGGTAAATCTCTTATTTCTCCGATATGAAAATCTTTATATCCTTCTCCAGTACATTCTATTATAGCTTTAACTCTCATTCAATCACATCCTATGCTATTGTTACTTGTCCGTATACAAATGCTTCGGAATCTTTTGTTACAACTTGTAATCTTTCTATTGCTCTAAACAATGTTACATCAGTTAAGTATGCATCACCAGCAACATCACTCGCCATAATTGAAGTTCCTTCTCTTTGGAACATGATAATAGCTTCTTTTAAATCTCCTATTATTATAGGTGCTTTTGTGCCGCTTGTAGTGTCATTTGGTAAATCCTTATTACTAACAATTATTATATCTAATCCGTTTAACATTTTACCAGTTGGGCTGGATACAGAAGGTTGCAATAAATAATTACCATCATTATCTTTTAATTTATCTAAATAATCGAAACCACTTTGATTAGTTAATATAACAGATGTATTTCTGAAAGCTGGGTCAAGTGTAACATTTATAGCTGTTTTTATATCATCCATACCAACTAAAGCAGTTTTAGCCTTTTTATTTAATTCTGTTAATATTAACTTGTTTCTTGTAACTCTGCTTTCATCACCAATCCAACTTGATAAAGTGCTTGTTATTGCTTGGTCACTATCTTTTAATAATTCATTTGTAACCTTCATAAAACCAGCGTACTTTTTAACGGAATAAGGTAATTGTGTAAATTGTGGTGTAGCTTTTTCTGTTATAGCTCCGTTTTCGTCAACTTCTGCGAAACCTGTTTGTTGTGCTCTTGTTTTAAATACCCTTGAACCACTTAAAGTATTTACGTTCTCTATTGTTATGTAGTTTTGTAAAGCATCTTTACTTTCTCTTAGTTCATTTATAGTAGTTTGTATATCCTGTGGAACTGTATACCCTCCATCAGTATTAGAGCCTTCACTCATAGAGTTTTGAAAATCTGGTTTTGTTTTATTTCTTAACCCATTGAAAAATATTTTTTTGTAATTTTCTTTTTCGTTCTTTATTTGTTCTTCATTTCCTAGTTCTTTTGCTTGGCCATTTTTTATTTTATCTTCTATTTCTTGTCTTTCTTCTTCTTCGATATTTTCCTGCATTATTATTTTAGCTTTTAGAGTTTCTATTTCTTTAGATTTATTTGTTATTTCTTCTGCTGTAACTCCATCTTTATTCATTAGTTGTTTTGCTTCATTCTGTAATTGTTCTAATTCTTGTTTTAATTCATCTGATAATTTCATTAAATACACTCCTTTTTAATTTTTTGCAATAAAAAAACAGCCTATAGGTTAAGCTGTAAATTTAACTTTGCTTTCGCAATTTCTAATTCTTTTTCATTTATTTGTTTTTCTTCTTTAAATTCATTCCTTAATTTATTAATTATTTGTGGTGGTATCACTCCACTGTTAAAACTAGCCACTATTTTGTTATCTTCATCAAATAGTACTTCATCTGCAAAACCTTTTTCTTTAGCTGTTTTAGCATCTAACCATGTTTCTTTAGACATCATGTCTAGTAATTCATCTTGCTTAAGACCTGTTTTAAGTATGTAAGCATTAGCTATACTTTTGTCTATTCCTTCTAATACTTCAGCACCTTTTGCAAAATCCTCACTATTCCCAACACTTATCATACTGGCTCTATGTATCATTAATTGTGCTGTAGGAGAAATTTTTAAAATATCACATCCCATAGCTATTACACTTGTAGCACTAGCAGCTAATCCAACTATTTTACCTGTTATTTTTCCTTTATATTCTTTTAATAGGGAATATATTTCGCTACCCGCGAACACACTTCCACCACCACTATTTATTATAACTTCTATTTCTTCATTCTTTTTGGCTTTATCTAAAGCCTTTTCTATATCTCTAGGACAAGTTGAATCCATTTCAAACCAATCATAAACCATTTTGTCATCGTTAGATATGATTGTTCCTTTAATATTTATTTTCACTATTCTTCCTCACCTCCTTTCCATTGTACACCTGCCATTTTCATTGGCATATAATTACCATTACCAACCAATTCGTCTCCACCTTCTTTTCTTGGTAGATTTTCTTTGTCACGGCACTCGTTAGGTGTCATTATCGAATTATTTACAGCTACTGCATAAGCGTCTAATCTAGCTTTAAAAGAACTTCTTAAAATAGCATCTACATTAAAATTAAAATAAAAATTATCTTGTTTTTCTTTATTTGTAAAAAGCTTAATAGCTAATTCCTGTTCATATTGGCTAAGAATAGGCAACAAAGTATCTTTATACATACTTTCCTGTTGTAGTTCTACATTAGCATAGTTACCCTTGTCATAATCGTTAAGGAATTGAGGTTTAATCCCAAATGCTCCAGCTATTTGTAATGCATTATACTTGTTTAACTCTAAAAATTGACTATCTGTTAATTTAGAACTTATATTACTAGCTGTCATACCTAGTGGTAAAGGTATAAATTTACCAGCGTTTTTACTACTAAAGCTTTCTAAATTTTCAACTAATGCATCTTCTCCTGATTTTTTTAAGTCTCCAGTATAATTTATTATTATTTTATCTGTTATCATTCCATTTTTAGTTAATTCGCCTAAAAATTTATTAGCATACTGTCCTCTTGTAATGTAACTTTCTAATATTCTCCTTACAGATAACCCTACAACACCTTCATTTTTCTCTGTTATCCAACTTTTAAAGTGTAAAACCTCGTCTTGTCGCATTGTGTATTGTTTGCCTGTTCGAGGTTCTGTATAAACATACCACAATGCGTTCTTTTGCTTAAATATACCCTTGTTGTCTATGTAAATTTGTACGGAGTTACTAGGTAATATCCAGAGATGTTTAATTTTACCCATTCTTTCTTTTTCTATATACACAAAAGCATTTCCGTAGTGGTTTCTAGCGAATTCCACACAGCTCCAGAAAGTATTTGCACTATAATATGGGTTAGGTTGTAGCCTTAATATAGAATTAAGGTAGTGCATTTGTTTTTCATTTCCATTTGCAGTTTCTTTATATATTTTTAAAGGTAGTTTGGAAATTGTTTCGGATAGTATCCGCAAACAAGTGAAGTACGTTATTTCCCCTATTTTATTAGGGTCTATACCATCTACATTTATCCCTAACATTTGTAAAAACTCTTGTTCTTGTAAAGATACAGTAGTATTATTTACTATTTTATTTAAAAACCCCACTTATTCACCTCCTCTCATGTTTGGCGAATAGCACCCCTAATATTGTCAAAATAGCACCTAAAACATACATTCCTGCTATGTAATTTATTAAAAAAGTGCTAAATATAATAAAGAATATACCTAAAATAAATAAAACCTCTGGTATATTCTTCAATAAAACTTTTATTAAATTTTTAATTTCCATCACCACCATATAACCTGTTTATGTATTCTTCACTAGCATATTTATTCAATTTAACTGCTTGTTTTGTATTAAATATTGCTCTACCTAAAGCCATTAACATAGCTATAACCCCATCTATTTTATTTTTACATTTAGATTTATCATATTTAATATTCCCTGCTGGGTCTTCTGTTGCTATAACATTACTAGCCATCCATGTTAACACTGGATTATTAGCTATTATTAATCTTTTATCTAACAACATAATTTCAAAATCTCGAATAACAGGGGACATTGATTTATAGCCCTGTCCAAAAGGTGCTACTGTATAATGCTTTTCTAATCTGCTCCTTATATCTCCTGCACCCCATCTATCGAATACAATTTCATCTATGTTAAATGCATATTTAGAATTTATATCATCTATGTAATTAAACAATTCCTCATTATCTACATATGTGCCATTCAAGCCTATTAAATCTTTATTTTCGACCCATGTATCATACCTTACATTATCTCTTTCAGAACGTTCTATCAACGTGCCTTTAGGTGTAAACAAGTGAGGGTATATAATATATTTGTCTTCCTTTTCATTGTAAAAGCACTGTACATAGGCAATTATATCCTGTATGTATGCCATATCTAAACCACACCAACAAGTAGTACCTTTTAAATCTTCTAGTTTAACGTCTTTTAAACATTCTTTCCATAATCTCATGTTTATTGCATTTTCACCATCTAAGGCAACGTGTTGATTAAGATATAACCTCCTAGCCTTGGCTTCAAATGTTTTTATTCTACTAGCTTTAATCATAAAGTCTTTTAAATCATCATACTTTCTAAAAATACCTAGTGCTGGATTAGATTTAATTTGTTGCTTTATATCCATTAAATCACAATCTTTTTCAGCTTCATATATAGCATAATAGAATTTATTGTCTTTAAATTTACCCTTTTCAATATCCTTAGCATAATTATATAATTCCAATTCTAAATTTTGCGGGTCTTGTCCGCTTGAAGCTGTTGTAGTAGCAAATAATAAAGGACTATCCCATAATCCCATTCCTGTTCTTAACTTAGTATAAGCATCACTGTTTTTGTATTCATGCACTTCATCAAGTATAACTACATAAGAAGCGTAACTATCAAGGTTTGCCCCATCATTCGCCAACACTCTTAAATATGAGTTAGTTGATTTCCTATACATTTGTCGCATACTTTCAGTTATCTTAACATACTTTTTAAGTGTTTTATTTTTCTTTATCATTAACATCATAGTGTTGAATAGGTTACTTGCTTGTTTCTTATCATTAGCTACTATTATGTATTCTGCTCCAAATGTAGGGTCTGTAAAGTATAAGTATACAGCTATCCAACTTACAAGACTTCCTTTACCATTTTTACGACTAATATCTAGTAAAGCTTCTCTATGTTTTCTAAAACCTGTTTCTCGTTCTTTAACACATAATATTTCACTTGTGATCCTAAACTGAAACTTTAAAGGATTAATCTTTTGCCCCTTTTTGCCTTTGTCCAGTTCCAACTTAGTTATAAATTTATAAAACCTTCTCGCTTCTTCTTCATCATAAAAGTATTTGTCATCGTTCCATTTGTTTTTTAATTCATCTATAAGGTCATCAAGATTATACATAGTTTGTTCTTTTTTATGTTGTTCTAATATTTCTTTTACATGCATAATCTTTCACCCCTTTTATTTAACAATCATATCCTCCATTTCTTCATCTTCATTACTGTTTTGCAACATCATTTCTTTTAGTTTAACTCTTTCCCTAGGTGTTAAACTAAATTCTTTTATAAAACTTAACATACTTTTCATAGCGTTATTGGCTATGGATATTTCCGGTATCTGTTGCCTATATCCGCTTTCGGTTTCAAAACATAAATCTTTGTTAGCCTTTATAGCTTTTTCGGCTTGTACCCAACGTTGGTAATTAGAACATAAAGCAATTAACGCTATATCATCACCATTCTTCCACTTTCCTTCTTCTACTAACATTTCAGCTATATTATAATATTTATCTTTAGCTTCTTTATTTAAAAAACTTGGTGCTTTTGGTATTTTATTATTTTCTTCCATCTTTCCACCTCTTTTCTAAACCACCCCTATTAGAAAATCAATATTTTTTCTTACGTGATGGGGGATGCGGTCACGCTGACAAAGGTCAAAACTTTTTTCATACCCCTACCCTTTTAAATCACGAACAAAAATAAAAAATAATTTAAAATAATTAATATTTTTTCAAATTTTCTCGAGTATTTATATTTTAATTCTTATACAATGTGCTTATATGTAACGAACATTACTTCTTAATACTATCTATAACCTTCTTTATAACTGCTTCCTCTTGTATTAAAACATTTATTATATCCATGAATTGTTTAGTGGTTACATTGTCTTCATGTTCTCTATTATAAACTCTCATCAAATAAGTTATTAAAGCTTCTTGTTGCATATAAGGTTCTTCTATCATATAAGTATCATCTAACATACTATCACTCCTCTACATATTAATAAAACTCCTTACATTGTAATGTAGGTTTAGATGGTATCCTTTTACCTTCTAAGCTATTACTTATTCTTCTTGTTACAACAGTATCATCGTCTAATATAACTATCTCTTCCCTCGGTTCATCACCATATAGTATTGCATCTATATCCTTTCTACTATCTATAAACATATCAAACAATTCTTTAAACTGTTCTACTGTTATACTATCTCCTATGCTGTTGTCTGTGTATAGGTCTAGCATATAGCCTAATGCTTGGTTATATCTTTGGTCATATTCCATTGTTCTCGCCTCTTTCTTTACACTATTCTAAACGTTGTATAATTACTTGTACTACATAACACCTCATATTCTTTAGTTAACTTTTCCAATAATTCATCACATAGATATTCAGTTTCTAAATCAAATATTGTTATCTTATTCTCGCATGCCTGTCTTATCCTTTCATTTACATAATCTATACACGCTTTGTGGTATATGTTTATTGCTTCCTCTTTACTTATTAATTTATCTTTAGATTTAAAAGGATTGTAAGCGTCTGGTTCTTTAGGTTTAGGCGGTAAAAGGTTAGCCGGTGGCTTTGGTCTTGGTCTTGTAGCTGGTGTTACTTTTATCATTCATTATCAACCCCTTTTAATTGTCTAAGTCTTTTGTTATTTCACTTACAAAATTCATAACCTCTGCTTCTTCTATAAAAAAGCACAACATATCAACGAATTGTTTTGTAGTTATAAACTTATCATCATATTTTTCAGAATATTTCTTCATTAAATATGTAATTAAAGTATCATATATATTATCCATATCTAACCTCCTATCTATATTCTTCCTTATATCTTTGTACTATCTTAAATAAATAAGCTTGCATAGCTAACTTATCCTCTTTACTTTTCTTATAAGCTGTATGTATCTCTGCATGGCTTTTATTGCTTAGATATATTAAATTACTTATGTCATATACTCTGTTCTTATCTTCCTTAACTTCTTTTATGTGATGGGATAGTTCTCCGTGGATTATCTTATTGTATTTATATAGTTGGTATATATCTAATCCATTAAACTTACTCTTACATTGTTGTGTTAGCTTTATCCATTGTTTTGACCTGTATATCTTAGTGTTTTCTTTGTCTCTATTGTATAGGTCATATTCTTTATTCCTTAGTTTGTTTCTTTTCTCTTTGCATTTATTATCGCAATCCTCTTGGCTCTGTGGTACTTTAATCCCGCAGTAAGGGCATAGTTTAAATAACATTTTAAAACTCTATCTTCATATGTTTTTTTATTATTTCTTTAGCTACTTCTCTTATTTCTTCCATTGCTTTGTCTTTATCTATGTTAATTTTAACTTTAATATTTTTACTTGTTTTCTCTTTTGATTCTTTTACTGTTATTCCATCTAGAACTCTTCCTATTGCATACATAGCTTCAGCACTACTTACAACTCTTTTACTATAAGTATCAAATATACATTGTATTTCTTTTAATTTATCCATGTTAACACTTCCCTTATACAAAATAAAAAGGACACCTGTTACAGTGTCCATATGAATATAATCTCCTA